AGTCTCAGCAGATATGGAAACTGAAGAAGGACGTAATGCGGTAGAGAAAGCAACTTTCGGGGTTGGAGCTGCTACATTGCTTGGTCCTAACGTAGGCTTAGCCCTTGAAATTGGTAGAGTTACTGGCATGATGCAAGAGAATCCTACAAATAAATTTATTATGCTTTCTTTTATGGATGGAGAACCTATGAATGAGAGCGAGTATCATCGTAAAATGAGAATTGCAAGACTATTTAACATAGAAATCGCTAGACTTGGTGGACAAGTAGGACCATCTCTACTTAGAGAAAATTACGGCAAGGCCTTTGGTCAACAATTCGGCTTATTTACCGATTACGATGAGAGAAAGAAAAGAAACAATACAATTAGGCCTTATCTACAAAAAGTGAGGTCAACCTTAGGGGTTTCACATCCATATAGAGAAAGAAAAGCCTTCCAAACTCCAAATATAGGCGATGGATCTCCTAATATAGCTATAGAGCTTGATAAAAAGGCTAAGGCTGATGCGGTGTATGGTTATAGGGAGAAGGCTCTAGAATCGCTTAAATTGTTCTAGATTACCTTTTGGCGTAATTCTTTAGGGATTGGAAGTCTATCTTTACCATAGCTAGGCATATTATTATATATAAATATAAAGTTTTCGTTATCTACCCAACGTTTTTCCCAAACTTTCCTTTCTTCTGGATCATAAAACAGCTTCTTCTGTCTGTAATTCTTCCAATTCGATCTTCTTGACATCTTTCTCCTCCTTTGAAGGTGAACCACCCTCTTTAGCTCCTCATGTAGGAGAATACCCACAATTAGAACATTTATAGCTACCGCAGATCATATCTACCGCAACTGTATTAGTACATACATAGCATAATTTATAATTATTCATAACATTACCTTTAATGGCGAACTGAGCGCATGCCATAGGGAACACGCGCCCAACTCTATCTCGTGGTTAAAACTAATTACGCATTCTTCTTAATACTTGAGGAAGTTTCTCTAAGAACAGCTCAACTGTCTCTATAGTGTTATCTAGACTACTGTCATTACTAATATTGTCAGCAGCAGCAGAGAACAAGTTCCTAGCATCTTCTTGAATAGTATTTTGTTTTTTGATTATCATATCTTCTCCATTAGTTTATCAAATTCAACTACAGCATAAACCTTACTGCGATTTCTTTTAATTACGAGGATTGGGAGTCTATCTTCACAGTTACTTTCTGCCTGTTCTATAGAATCCCATAGGTTTAACCTCTCTACATTTTTACACTCAAAGCTAAAAGGTATCAACTTCTTAGCCATTGGAGACAATACTATATCTTCACCAGTCATTCCCATGGTTTGAGATTTAATATCATCCTCTTCTAATTTCGGGATCTTAGTCCAATTAGTAATATATTTCTTTCTAAGAAAATCTCTTACATAGTTTTGGAGTCTTCTTCCCTTAGCTTTACTCGCTTTCGGACTCGCCATCATCATCTCCTTCCAGGTCACTCATTTCTTTCCTGAGTCTTTCTCCTGCTTTCTTGATGATTGACATCGGGTCTTTTGGAATAAGCTTATTGATTCTTTCCGATTCAGAATCTACATCTTTTTCCTCTTCTTTTGCAAGTGAATCTTGATCCTTCCACCATTCATAAGCTACCATTTTAGGATGAGGATTTCTTAATTCAATCAACTTAGCTGCTATATATATACAGCAATCAAGTATCTCCTCTAAAGCTTCTTCTTGGAAGTCTCTGCCATCTGATTCTACGTTCTCATGTCCATATTTTATATATCCTATGTCCAATCTATTATGGATTAAATCCATTATCTTTTTATTCATAACTTCTCCTTGTTAATATCCCTCAACATTCGCTGATAATCATATCTTTGCCTTTTATGTATCATTCTGGCTGTGAAATGAGTATAATCGATTGCAGAGGGATTTTTACCTAACCCTAGGTCTTTCCTAGTTATATAGTCAATGTACTCACTAACTCTCATCTTCTTCTGATCTAGTAATGGCACATGAGATGTTTCCATCTTTATCCCAACCAGCGATATAGTATTCTTTACCAGCTGCTACAGCCTCTTCGAATTTAACTTTACCTTTCCAATTAGGTCTATTACCTTCTGCTTTCTCAGTATTAAGAAAGAAGTTAGCTACTTTTATATATTTCATTTATTCTCCAGGTTACGAGGCTTCCATCCTCAGGTTATTTAGTTTGAGTTTTATGTCTAATTGCTCTTTTTCTCTGTTCTTAGTAGTAGTAATGCCTAGATGCTGTATCATCCCATTATCACCCTTATATGGCTTTAATGAGAGTACTTTATTAGCATTATAGGCTATTCTAAATGATCCTCTACCAGATGCTATGTCCATACCTTCATGAAATGCATTCTTAGTAATCTCACATACAGCGAAAACAACAACATTTTCTTTTACAGCTAGTTCCATTAAGCATTGAGATGCCTCTTCCATCTTCATATTTATATCTTTATGTTTAGATTTAAATAATCCCATGTGATCGACAACTACTATTTCAGGCTTAACAGGCAGCATCTGAACTCTTTTCTGCAATTCAAATGGATGTGGTGAGTTATAATCTACTGTTAACCAGTCAAATTTCTCTCCCATACCATTCTTACCACTCTTATAGTGATCTTTTAGCTGTTCTTCATCCCAACCCATCTCAATTTGAACGAATCTAGACCATATCTGCCTAGGACTCATCTCCATTTCAATAAATAATGTTGGAACTTTAAGCTGTGTCATCCAATTTTGTAGCAACATAGTCTTCATACTAGCAGGTGGTGCCTGTATAACTACTACTTCGCCAGGGAATATTGGAAAGTTTTGTCCATATAGAGCTCCTATATTGTGAGATCTTATGTCGTTGACATAAAATTCTGATAACATAGCTTCCATATCTGATGAATCCATTGAAATATCTTCAGTAGATGCCTTAGTTTTGTATAATACACATGTCTTGCTACAGTTCTTATCTTTTAATGGGTCATTGCAGCCATATTTATAGCCTTGTCCCCCGTGTCCTGAATAGCAACTCTCTATTATACTCTTCAATTCTCTCTCTGTGAAGCGATATTTCTCTTTATCTACCTTCTTTCTCCAGTGCTCCATAAGAATTTCTACAAAATCTCTAGGATATCTCCATCTAAGGTGAGAAGCGATCCTGAGGGCGGATTGATGTCTTGAACCAAGACTTACTCCATCCATCATTCTTTGTATGCATGTGTAGTTAACAGGGTCGGGCTTGTGGTCGCCAGATGTGATTTGTATTGGTGTGTTTGCGGACGATTTGTTAACTCTACTTAGTACATCAAAGACAGGATCGCATTCCATATCTATTGTTGAAACTTCTCTAGGGCTCCTTGCGTATTCACATATTAATTCTTCAAAGTTGTCTGCATAGAGATACTGTTCTTTAATCTCTACCTTAAATAGCTTTGATTTACTATTCCTAGTGTTTACCAATCTAACTATTCTAGTTTTATCAGTAACAGAAGAATCAGCATATTCAAATATACCATGCTTATTCAGACAATCTTTAACCTTTAAATGCAAATCCTTAGCTGGTTCCCATCTAAATGCAGTGCTTGGTATCCCTATATGAAATCCAGTACCACTAAAGTATAGTTTGTAAGGTATATCTAATTCATCTAGACGAACAATCAAACCAATAGTTCTATTCTTGGCGATTTTGATAGTTTTACCATCTACATCAAGTATAAACTCATCAGGTATATATATCAATCCATCAAACCCAGACAAACTACTTTTACTTTTATAAAACTCTTTTATATAGTCATCATAATCATATAAAGATTGGAATATATCCTTAGCAGTACCCATCCATTTAGATGCGTCTTCTTTGGGATGAAAATGATGTCTATTACTAAGAGAGAATGCAAATTCTTTTATCATACCTTCTCCTTATATTAAAAGGGAGTCTCACATATTCCTTTGCCTGAACGATACTTGGACTTATAGGACCAGTTGTTGACTCCCAATTAATTGTTATTTAGCTAGGGAAACCACCTTCTTCTTTAGCGGCTTCTGTTGCAATCTTCTCTATGTCTTTCCAAGATGCCTCAGTTGTATCACTTGGAACACCATTAGCTTCAGTTGCACCCCAATCACTATCATTATCCGTATTATTCTTCTTAA